TCTTTTATCTTACGAATAACGTGAGTAGAATTATCTCCGTACTTATCGCTTTTCTCCCAAGTGTAATCCTCAATAGTAAAAGCAAAGCTACTCTGCGTGATATCCCCACGCATAATACTTCTTGCTACTTGCTTGTGTAATGGATTTTCGTAGTCTGGCTTCCAAGTGTATTCGAGGTTGCCATCTCCGTTAACCCATACACGAGCTGTGTTTGACTTTGTTCTTCCCAAGATGGCATCTGCATCGTGGTTGAATAATACTCGTACATCATCTTCTAATACATTTTCAAATGCACCCGGTTCGATGCGCTCCTCGAAAAAACGCAAGTCCGTAGTGGAATTTACAACAGCAGCAATACCACCAAACTCCTCAGGCATCCCTTCGCCTTCGGATCTGTAGTTAATTTGCCCTATCGCTCTTTTAATTATTTCCATGTGGATTGTTAATTTTATTTACCTGACTCATTAAATGCGCAATCTTCGCATCCATAAACTCACCAAATTGCTCTTGAGGTATTAAATTACCTTCAGCGTAATACTTATCTCCACCATCAAAACCATTAGCATCTTCAAAAGCTCTAGCTTCGTTAGGAGAGAGCCAACCGCCTCTGATTCCTTTATTATAAAAATCTGCGCGATCATTGGCGCTGGCCCTCAATAGGCTATTAAAGTTAAATTTATAATAGTAATAAGGCTTATCTATCTCTTGTAGTAGTTTTCTGTGTAATTCTTGCTCTATATTCTTACAATAAGCCATAAGTGTACGAGCATAGAAATCTTGATAATCTTGCTCTACAGATGATTTAATTCCGTCTTTTGCTCCAATCATTGATGCTGGAACACCAAAAATACGCGCAATCTCTTCAGCACTAAATGATCTTGACTCTAAATATTGAGCTTCTTGAGGAGATAAGCTGAGTTTTTCCATCTCAACCCCGCTTGGAAGTACAGTAGATCTTCTATTTCCATCAATAACATCATCTAATGACTGTCTTAATGGATTAGCTTGAGCTTCGTCAATTTTACCAGCAGATTTCAACAAAAACTTCAATGTTCCATTTTTGTAGACAGCAGCGCTGCTCTTTATCGCTGCTAAATCAATACCCAGTGTTTCAGCATGAACTTGAATTGGCGATTTGCCCTTTAAAACATTCTCCATAGATAGTCCTTTAAAATGTAACATATCTACAGCAGAAACCAAATTAGGGAATCCTTCTTGTTGTACCTTATAAAACAATTCGCCATCTACCATGTAAGGCGTGACGTTATTCGTCTGTATAGGATGCATCTCGGTAGGTATAAACCTACTATCGCGATTGATAAAAGCATAAGCATTGCCTTGTAACACAAGCTGACTAACCATCCACTTAAAGAAATCGAACTTTGTTTGGTAGCTATTAGGCTCGTTACAAACAACATTGCTATAATGACTATAGACTTGCTTGCGGTTATCCTCATCCTCATAATATAATTTTAGGTCTAAACCGGCAACTCCATCAGATATAACTCGAACACAAGCATGAACCGAAGCTATAGACATAGCCGATTCAGCATTTACGCTCTGTCCGCTAGTGGTCTGTTGACCAAAAAGCGAGGATAAGCTTTTAATTAGCCAATCACTAGGAGCGCTTAAGCTTGATCTTTTGTTTGTTTTAAAAAGGTTTGATAGAATACCCATCGATGCAATATTAATTTAAGTTAATTTATATGGTGTTACATTTTACCCATCTAGAAAGCGTAGCCCTAAAGACTCCGTAGCTAGAATATTTATACGAACCGTATCTTTTTTTATACATTTCTTCACAATACCAATAAGCATCTTCGTACTTATCATGAAATGGTAAGGCATTATAATAAGCCCTTATGAAATCGTCGTGGTTATATAGTGGCATTCCTTTCATATACTTAAGAACCAAAAATCTTCCGACTGCTCAGATTGAGCTTCTTGAAGATACGTACCCAAGGCCATAACTATACTTACTGGGCCATCGACCTTATCACCTGATTTTGCCTTGTCTATTTTTATATTATCACTAGGGTCACGCTTTAGCATGACATTCCCCATCATCCATCTAGTAACTGGATTGCCATCATGAAATATGTCTATTTTATTTACCCTTCTTTCTAATTCCTTTGTTGGGGCAGACATACTTCCAAAACCTTGACCAAATGGATACATCGTTATGTTGTCGCTAACTAAATCATTCACTATTTGTGTAGCATTCCACCGGTCATATGCAATTTCTTTTAATTCATACTTTTCAGCCAATTCTAATATCTTGGCTCGTATAAAATCATAATCTGTTACATTTCCATCTGTTGCTGTTATAAAGCCATCTCTTACCCAATCTCTAATAGCGTCACCTTGCTGGTCATTTCTACGTTTCACATTGTCCTCAGGTAGCCAATACCAAGTCTTAATTATTTTGCTTTCTGGCCAAAATAAACTTAGCGCGCAGAAGTCACCGGTAGTCGCAAGGTCTAATCCTCCATAACACGTACCCGTAGGTTCTGCCTCGTCTACGCATTCCATCCACTTATCGTCAGGAATCCAAACGTTGGCTGTGTCTGTCCAAACATTAAGCAATTTTGTCTTAAACTCAACTTCCTTGTGCGACAACTCTAATGCCTCTTGTAATCCCTCTTCTAGCTGTCTTGGATTTACAGAAACCTTCCAATTTGGATTGGCTTTCTCCCAGTTTGCCGGGTCTTTCCAATCATCTCCTTGGTCAAGCGTGTAGATCACGCTAAATAAAGCATCATCATTAATTCCTCCCTCTAAAACTTTAGTGCAATATTGCCTATGTCTATAGCAAGCTGATTCCCTATTGAATCCGGCAGTTGTAATTACAAATAATAATGGCTGACTCCTAGCCCCCATAGAGTTACGTATTACATTATACAACTCATCATTTGGATGCGCATGATACTCATCAATAACAGCCATGTGAGTGTTTAGTCCGTCTTGCTTACCCGGATTCCACTCTAGAGGTCGGTACACCGACTCGCCATAATTAATACGTCTATTGTTAACTGAGTTATAAACTTGTACAGCTTCTGACAGCCAATCTGTCTTTTTGCAAACCCTTGCGCCCTCAGAAAAAACCATCATGGCTTGATCTAGCTTAGTGGCTGCACTATATACTTGTGATGTTTCTTCCCCATCGGCCAATAGGCCGTATAACATTATCGCATTGCTAAAAGTTGACTTACCATTTTTACGAGGTACTTCCACATATGCCCTAGTGAACCTACGCAATCCGTCAGGCTTAACAAACCCAAAAAGATTTGCGACAACAAAATGCTGCCAAGGCTCTAGCTTAAAATTGTTGCCAGCATAAGTACCTACCGTGTGCGGAAGTTCTTCTATAAAATTTACAGCGTGATCGTACAAATCCTCATCAAAGGAAATATCCGAGCGCTCTAAATCATTCAGATATCTCTGGGCTGCCTTCTGTATCCATTGGCAACTCTTCTTCTTCCCTTGAAGTATCGACTTTGCGTATGTTGTCGCGATGTTCAAATCGTTTTATTAAATCGTCAGCTAATTTTTCGGATCTACAAAATATTCCATCTTCAGATACTTCACCGTGCTTATCTAAAGATTCCCATTTGTTTTTGATTTTACACTGAACTAAGTACCCAGACTTATGTTCCAGTTTTCTGTATTTTCTTTTTGCCATTTTTTAGTAGTTCTAATTTGGTTACTTTAGCAACGGGAGCTTCGTATTTAGCCAAATCACTTATTCCAAGAAGCTTAACTATCCCTTGAGCGTTTTTGATAGCTTGGTTTCTTATTGCTACCCAAGGCGAAGGCATTTCTCCTCCAGTACCTCTTGTGGTTACCTTTCTGAAAGCAAGATTTGTGCAAGCTTCTTCATACGTAGCCATTTCCACAGCAAAAGCCTCCAATAACTTTTGATCCGCAGAATTCCTTTTGTTAGGTAGTGTTTCAACCAATTCATCATATATTTCACGCTCTCTTTTACTAAATTTATCTAACATTTACAATACAAATATATAAAAAATCATCAAAAAAAAATTTCTTGGGTGTGAAGAAGAGGACAACAGCGGTTTAAACGGCAAAAAAAATAAGATATTTAACCCGGTACCGGGTCAATAGGGCGCCCGCGTCGGTTTTAAGCCTAGACCCGAGTCCTAAACGCTGTATTTTCGTGGGTTATAATTTGCTTTCCTGAGCGCTTTTTTTGTTGTGGCATGATGCGCAAAGCGCTTGTAAATTGTTTATGTCCCAAAACAAACCGCCTAGGCGTATTGGTGTAATATGGTCGCAAACGTTTGAAGCTTGCCGGCCGCAATGGTTGCAAATCGGATTGTTTTGTATAACCAGCGCGCGAAGTTTACGCCACGCGCTCGAATTATACGGGCCTTCATTAAATCGCGGTTTATTTGCAAAAGGCCGCGGTTTGATTTTTGGGTCTGGTTTTTTTGGCATGGGCGCAAAGTTAGGCACAAAAAAAAGGCCGCATAAAATGCGACCCTATTAGTTTTGGAAAACAATATTTTTAAGGTATGCCCAGCGATTGAATAAATTTATCTTTATTAAATGAACTTTCAGCCGGGTAACTTATTTGCGCTTCGTACCGTTCATGTACGTACGTTATTAATTTAACCGCGTTAAATGGTTTGTACTTCATTGCTAGTAATAAACCCCGCGCGCTTTCGATATAAACGTAATCTAAGCTTATACCATCTTCTGATAGCCGGGCGCGTTGATATATGCCGGTCGCGTCGTTTAAATAGTCGCTGTAATTGTTTAGCGGTTTGTTATAATTAAGTATGCCGGCTTCAATCAATTCAAATGGTGTGTACTTATTCGCGTCTATAAAACCGGCCACGTGGTACATTAAATTTAAATTTCTTAAAGCTGTCATACATTTAAAGCTTTTATACTTATTTCCTCGTCACTTACTTCGCACTGTTCTAACTCTTCATTATATATGTGCCCGTTATCGATATAGTTTTTTTGCACCTCTTCAATACTTTCCGCGTCTACCTCTACAGTAGTTTCGTAAGTTCTAATTACTGTTATTTGATATTTCATTTTATTTGTTATTAATGCTCCAATATTACAACGGACTTTTTGCCCTTGCCTTCAGTGCCTGAGCATAACCCGCATTTACTGCAATTACTTTTAAAACCAGCCTCAGAACTTGCCGGGCATGATACCAGCGTATCAATACCAACGGGCGAAGCTACAAACGAGCGCCAACCATTAACGGCCGCGGCCGCCTCTTCGCTTTCGTTGTGTGTGCTTGCCATAAAAAACGGGCTAAATTCCGGGCGCTTGCTGTGTTGGTGTGTATACCCTGTCCACGATTTCGCAATACTGCATATTGTACGCGTTAATTCAATCGGTAACAAAGACGGCTCACCATATGAACCGAAACGAACAAAACGCCCGTTAACAGCTTTTAATATATCGCGCTCGATATCTTTATTTAATTGGGGTATTTCGTCCCATATCGTACGCTTTGCAATGCCGCGCAACATAGATTTAAAACCTAGGTATTGCATACCCTTATGAGTATAACAAGCGCTTAATTTAGCGCCATTACTAACGGCAAAGGGGCAATCAAAACAAACGGCCGCATCATGACTGAAAAAGGTTTTCATGTCAGCCTTATTTATGGCCGCGTTAAACTGACCTTCGCTAAAATGATACGTTTGAACAATTTTTTCACCGGGCGCGGCTATCTTTTTATTTGTTGTCTTACCTAAACGCACAACACAAAGTGTATTTTCTATTTTGAAATATATGTTACTCATGTTATTTATTATCTTCAATGATCAAAGTTGCAATTTCTTTCCAATTAACCTCACTTAATGCGGCATTCAATAAATCAACCGGCAAAGATGACCCCGGCAAAACATCGCCAATGTGGCAAACCATATCGTCAAAAAAGTGCTTTAAATTGTTTGAGAAATCATAAACATCGGGCGAATAAATACTATTGATGCCGTCGTTTAGTTTTGCATCATTATCAATGTGCAATGCAATTAACCACGTTTCGAAATTTGTATAACCGTTGTAAGTACTCATTATTTTGATTTTTTAGATGTTAAACTGTCAATACTAGCGACAACGCCCGCAATGATAAAAAATGAAAGTACGCAAGCGACAACGCAAGCCATTTGAAATGTGTGATGATTATTAAATATGTTTTCCATAATTCGAATATCATTATAATAAATGACTTTACACAATAACCCGCAAACAATGACATTTCAATGACAATTGCATTTATATATATAAAAGGACGCGCGCGCCCGCGTTTATACAATAAATAAACCAAACAAACAAATTTATTTTTGTGTCCAATATAATGGAGTCCACACCACCGGACACCTACAGGTTTTTACCTATAGATCCCTAATCTGTCGATTTCACAGATTTTAGTGAACTTTTCGCAGATTTTCGTGAGCTACAAAAAATTGCGGATTTCACAGATTTTCGTGAACTTTTAAAAGGGCGCTGTAATTACAATGTATTTTCCAAAAGTATCTCGACCTTTTTCATGCGGGCGCTCCTTATAATCTAAATACTTCACAACCCATCTAGCAAACCATACGTTACTTATCTTGCGATTATCGAACTCTTCTTGGAAAGAATTGTACATAGTTTTATTGTACAACCTCTGCTCTTCCGGCCACTGCTGATCTTCAGCCCAATCAAAGAAATCCTTGTTAGTACTCTGTATAATTCTCTTGACTTCCGCGTTGATAGTATCTACTTGTACCAGCCCATCATTTAGGAACTTTTGTACATTATCTATCATGTAATTATCAAAGGCTTGCCAGTCCTTTTTATTCCACCCATCAAACAACAACTTACCATACTCATCCAGTGGTGTTTTATTCTGATTAAAGTACTGATGCAGTTCTAATTCGTGCCGCCTTCTTTGGTGTGAATTTCCAGAACCCGAAATTACGTAGTTCGTCGTAATGCAAATTTTAGGTGAGTGGTCAAAATTTATAAAGATCTCATCCTTGTTCTTTTTGTTTACCGTGATACCTTCGGTGATCAAAGGGAATATAGATTCAAAGTTAAAGTTCTTTTTAACATCATCAAACGCTAGTATCTGAGTATCTAGGTTTACACGCTGGTATATGAAGTCACCTTTGTTAGGTTCGAACTGCTTACCATCTATAACCACTACTTTCTTAAAGTGCTTAAGCGCATTAACGATCAGTGATTTCCCTGAGCCGCCATTAGGGTTATCATCCAAAGCCTCGTCTTGGAATATAATGGCTTTCTGATGTGTCTTATCCTTATAACCATGTATCAGATATCCCAAGGTAGATTCTATACCTGAGATCCGGTCTTGCGAATTATTGCAGATTTTCGTGATAAAATCATAGAAATCTGTAGAACCATTGGACTTAACGTAATCCCTATTCACTATCTGCTCCTTCCATATGTAGCCATCTATATCCACATACGACAGCAGCTCAATCCGTTTCTTACTTATCTTAACCACCCCATTTGCAAATGGTATGTAAGCGATGCTTGCTGTATCCTTAAGCAGCTGAACCTTTATATCATCCAACATAGATAAATACTGCTCGGTAAATATCTTACTAGATTCAGCGCAGTGATTCCAAACGTCTAGCTCGCCATTATCCCTCAGGTAGTTCAGTACAAAGTCTTTAATGTGATCAACACTTACTATCTCTAAGATATTGCTTTGCACCCGTACAAATATGGCACTGCCATCAATATAGTATTTAAAAAATCCATGCGATTGCAAGAAGCTCTGAAATAAAATAGGTACAATACTTATGCGTTTATCCTCCTTCCAAAATGGCTGTATTTTAGATTCGCCATCTACTTGTTCAACCACATCAAGTGGTAGGTTGTATTCTCTACTGACTTCCTCCACACTCTGACGGGATAAAGAATTGCGTATAGAGGTCAACTTAACATTATCCTCAAAGTACTTAATGTTGTGCTGTGTTCTGTTGTAGCCACTCTTAAACACATTTTGTAGCTCGTCAGAAGAAAAGTTATGAATCACATTGTTCTTAACATAATTAAATGCATAATCAAAGTTTACCCCAAACTCGTTACAATTCTGCGCTAAAACAAGTAAATTACTATTCCTACTTCCCTCTACAAACCCAAACTTAGCATCCCACCATTTAAGCAGTCTATCCATTATCTTATCGGTATCGGTAATAGGTATTAGTGCTGGACGTTGAGTAATCTCGTAATGAGGGTTGTCTTCTATATCCTCAAATACCTCCGCATCCGGGTTGTAATACAAATTAGGGTCATAGGACTCAAAACAAGCCCGTGACACATCTTTATTCTTTACATCGAAGTATTCACTAGGGTAAGCCGTATTAAATGCCTCAAATCGCTTGCTATGGTCTTCTGCGGTGCTTTTAGGAATCTTCACCACTGCCTTAAAACCATCTCCACTTGGAGAGCGAAATGCCAAACACACCGATGGTATGCTAATTATCTCCTCCCAAACATTATCTGGACACTTGTCATAATCAACAACCATTAGGCCACTATGCTCCTTAAGTGATTTGCTGTTCCTATGTGTAAACACACCCGCGAAAAGAATCACTACTGATTTCTTCTTGAGTTCATCCCTTTCGGCTTGATCGGCCTTTCTAATCTGTTCTACGATGGCTTTGCTCTTGCCATTCTTTATTCTATTGACTACTTGTTCTAAGTCAACTGGGAAGCTTGTATTATTATCAAACAAGCTTTTAAATATGGTTACTTTGTTATTCATTCCACTATATTCCGGTATATTCCGGTAAAATTCCGGTAAAAAAAATCTCTATCTTATTGGTTTTCTTTTATTTATCTTCTTTTATTCCGGTATTCCGGTAAAAAAGTAAGATTATCAGAAAAAAATAAATAAAAAAAGCCGAAGCCAGTAGATAAGAAATACTGGCATACCGGCATTATAGGTTAGTTATTTCCTTAATTAACTGATACTCAGGGTTTTGCTTAAACTCAGCACGCTCTTCAAACACTCTTATACCGTACATTATACTGGAATGATGTAGGTTAAACATACGCCCAATACCGGAATATGTCATTTGATTAACGTGATACAAGCCCCAAAAGCAAGCAAATCTGGCTGTAGCTATGTTCACTTTACGTGATTTTCCCATAATATGTCCCACAGATACACCCGTAATATTTGCAATCCGACTAACTAGTGATTCATTTTCGTCCCTAAACGGGCCGTCCACCATATCTCTAATTCTGTCGCTACTAATATTAGGGTAGTCATCCTCGGATATTTCGTGTTTGCGTATCAGTAGTTTGCGAAGCATCTTAATCTCAAGATCTTGCTTCATGATTGTTTCTTTTAATTCTCTAATGCTCTGCATAATGTTGCTCTATATTTTATTTCTTCTTCGTGTACTTGGATGAATACTGGCGGCTCAAATTCAAATGCTGCTGTTTTTTTATTCCAAATTATAATGTATAACTTATCGTAATCTACTCTTGTATTGATACCTTTAGATTGATACCATTTCTGTGCGTCTGCTAAATCTTGTTCGTTCATTTGTTGGTTTTATTTTGTTTATTTAAAGGTTCAAAAACTTATAATTTTGTACTTTATTTTGTACGTTATATTGTACAGTTTTTTGGTTAATTTACTTCAAATTCTCCAAACATTTCATTCATTGTTTGTTCAGAAAACCCCGCCGCCATACATAACGATCGCAAAAGTTCCTTTAATTGGTCTGCGTCTATATCGCTATGTGATTTTTCTACAGTTATCTTAATGTCGTAATGCTCAAGAGTTAAACGGAATGGTTTATTTATTAAGTTGTTCATTTCTCTTTGGTGTTAAATAGTTCTTTTACTCTATATAGCCTTCCATTGCTATCAGCCCAAACGCTTCTGCAATTAATTTGGTTAATTAAATCTCCGTATATGTTATAACGATGAATCAATTTCC